AATGGCGGCGCAGCGCGGCAAGCGGCCACGCTGGGTGGCGCGATCACAAATCTGCGGGATAACGTGGATGAATTTATGTTTGCCGTTGGTGAGGCTGGTTTAGGGGATGCGCTGGTAAAAGCCATCAAGTCTTTGAGCACTTTTATATCTGGCAACGAGGCGCTTGCCAAAACTATATCTGACAATCTTACGAATGCCTTATATGCCGCGGTCATAGGCATTCGCTTTATTGTTGATAATCTGCAAACACTTTTGACCGCTTTGGGCGTTGTTTTCAGCATAAAAATGATCCGAAAAGTGATTACCACAGGTAAGGCAATGTTGACCTTTGGTAAGGCTGTCATCAACGCGATGTATGCTACCAAAGTGTTTAGCTCGCTTATGGGCGGCAGTTTTACTAAAAACCTTGGTAAGGTCGGGAAAGGTATGATCGGCGTCACTGGCATGGGCCTTTTGCTCACTGGCAGTTTGCAAGACATCATCGAAAAGATGGGCGAAAATGTCGACATCACGGAATTGCTTGGTGGTGTTTATAAAACTCTGGGTCTTGACTCAGAATCTCTAGAAGCAAAATTTAATGAATTAACACAAGAAATCGGGGTTACCGATTCTGCTATTATAAGCAACACATCAACGCTTTCTGATTTCATCCCAACGCTGGGTGATACAAGTGACGCGACAGGTACGCTTTCGGGATCAACCGCCGATCTGTCATCTGCTTTTGATAACGTGAATAAAAGACTTAATCCGTTTGAAACCGCTCTGGCGAGCTTAGGGGCAGAAAAGGCGGTTTTACAGAAGCTATTTGATTCGGGCAAAATCAGCGCGGATGAATATAAGGACACCATTAACACGCTATCCCGCGAGGCTCTTGGTTTGGACACCACCATGTCTGATTTGGCGGTTCAGACAGAAATAGCTGAGAAGGCTTTTGATTCTGGTGGTATATCGGGCGAAGAATACGCGGCAATAATAAGCGACATTAAAAGCCAAATCATCGACTATAACGCGGAGAATGAGAAAACATTTGGCGCGGGTGCGATCAAAGGCGTCAAAGATTATTACGAGGCGATTTCTGATAATGCCTCAAACATGGCTGATTTTGTCACCGGATCTTTCGGGTCTTTGGAAACAACGCTTTCTGACTTCTTCCAAACTGGCGAGCTAGATTTTGGCACGTTTACCGATGCCATAAAAAAGGGCTTGGCTGACCTTGCTGCAAAGGCTGTTATCACCACAGGCTTGAACTTCCTTGGCGATGTTTTCCCCTCTCTTAGCTTCGCGGATGGTGGTATGGTTCCCGGCTCTGGTGGGCCAAGAGCGGATGACGTTTTGGCGCGGGTTTCATCTGGCGAATACGTTGTAAACGCTGCCAGCGTTAATAAGTTTGGCAAGGGTTTCTTTGATGCAGTAAACGCCGGGAAAATGCCGGGCGGTGGCATGGGCATCAGCAAAGACATAATGGAATCAATAACGCCGGGGTTTTTCCTTGGCGGTCTTATCAAAGATATTACCGGCATCGACATCGACATAATTGGCGGGATTGGTGACATAATTGGCGATATTGCCGATGCGATTGGTGATGTGATTGGGGTTGTCACCGATGCTATTCGTGGAATGGTTGAAGGAATAATGAGCGGTGACATGGCGACCATCGCGGCGCTTGCGCTTCCTTTTGTCTTGCCGGGGATTGGATCGGCTGTCTTTGCCAACCTTGGAGCGGGGCAAGGCTTCGCGGCAGCGGTTGGAAATGGAATGTCGAGTTCATTCGCCTCTGGCATTTTGGGATCGGGTGCAAGCCTGTCATCCATCGCCACATCGGTCGGGATAGAATTTGCCAAGGATAGCTTCACGGATATGTTATCATCGTCGCTAAGTGATATGATCCTTGGCGTTACCGGCGGTATGGGGCGCAGCAAAGGCAGCTTTTCAACCAATAGATCAGACAGCTTTGCAAACCTTTACAGCGAAGCCTCCCCTTATTTAGCTGGGATGACGGGCGCAAACGTCCACGCCGGGGATAGCGTTAGAGTTGGCGAGCGTGGCGAGGAAATGTTTATCCCCCAGCGGGATGGAACCATCGCGCCAATCAAAGGAAACGCATCTGACTTAATCGGCGCAGTAAACGAGATGAAAGATGAAATCGTAACCTTGCGCCGCCAGATGTCGCGGATGATGGCGGGAAGTCAGCTTGCGGGGGTTAGAAGTTAATGGTCGCAACAACCCTTGCGGATCTGGTCGCTGATCCATATGCGAAGAAGAAATATCTGGTTATCCTAAAGCCGTATGACGTAAGCGGCGCGTCTGAACTGACGCTTTACTATTCCGGGGAAGGCTTCGTTACATCCCCGACAGACAGCCCAGCCAACACAATATTTGAGCCACGCTTAGTTGAGCCGATTTCTTTTTCGCGGTCTATGTTTTCATCTGGCAAGCTGGGCGGGTTTTCTGTTCCCGGCTTTGGCGAGTTGGTTCTAACCAACGCGGATGCTGGCTTGGATGATTGGTCTGGCTATGCGTGGGATGGGCGATCAGTGGAAGTTCGCGTTGGCGAAGCTGGCGCTGACTTCCAGTATTACTTCACTATCTTTAAAGGCGAGGCAAAATCTATAGAGTTTGATGACCTGTTTATTCGGGTTATTTTGCGCGATAGACAGACAGATTTTGACGTTGATTTCCCCTCTGCCTTATATGCTGGCACTGGCGGCAATGAGGGTTCAAGCGATTTAGCCAATCAACCAAAGCCGCTTTGCTTTGGCGAGGTGTTTAATATTGAGCCGGTTTTAGTGGATGCAACCAATTACGTTTATCAGGTTCACAACGGCCAGATTGAATCAGTGGTGGCTGTTTATGATGGCGGCGTGGCTTTAACCGTCACAACAGATTACACGGTTGATCTAACAAACGGGCGCATTGATTTAGTTGCGGAGCCGACAGGAACAATAACGGCAGACGTAAAAGGCGCAAAGCCAAGCGGCAGCTATAAGGAAACCGCTGGGGATATTATCAGGCATATCGTCGTTGATTTCGGTGGGCTGACTGATCCCGGCGATTTAGACACGGCATCTTTTACAGACATAAACACCGCCAATAGTTCAGCGGTTGGCGTTTATGTTTCTTACACCACCACCATTTTGGAGGTGCTAGACCAGATCGCCAATTCGGTGGGCGCGTATTATGGGTTTAACAGAAGCGGCAAGTTTGAAGTCAACCGCATAGAATTAGCAACGGGAACCGCCGCCGCTGAGTTTGACTCAACAAATATTATCGAAATCACGCGCATGGCTTCGGCGGTTCCAAACTATCAGGTGCGGGTGGATTACAAAAAGAACTATCGCACCATGACCGAAACCGAATTTGGCGCTTCTATAACGTCAGCCCAGCGGGATTATCTGGTGCGCGAAGCTAATGTTGAAATCGCCACAGATACAAACGTCCAGACGCCTTATCCTAATTCAAACCCGCTTATCGTGCCGGGACTATTTGCGGCATCTTCCCCAGCGTCAACGGAAGCTGCAAGGCTTCTGACGGTATATAAAACCCAGCGGGATATATATATGATTAAGGTTAAAACCCAGCCTTACACGCTAAAATTAAATGATGTAGTGAAAATCACTTTTAATCGCTATAATCTAACAAGCGGCAAGCTGTTTCGGGTGATAACTATTGTGGAAGATGCAGCGGTAAACGAAGTTGAATTAGAGTTGTGGGGTTAAAATATGCCTTCTAATATGATTATTTCCTCCACCAATTATTCCGACAGCGGAACGCTTACGGTTGATAATGCGGTGGGAACCCTGCCGATTACCAATCTGCAAGACAGACAGATCGTCAAGATTTGGCGCAATAGCCAAACCACTGCACAGATAGATATGGACTTTGGGCAGGGTCGCATTGTCGATTTCGTGGCGCTGATAAAACATACAATCAGCCAAACGGGAAAGATTAGATATAGGCTGTCAAATGTCAGCAACTTTTCAACCACCGAATATGACTCCGGGCTGATTGACGCTTGGCCTATAGTGGAAGAATTTGGGACGCTGCCGTGGGGCGTGTTTAGCTGGGGCGGTTATCTTAATATCACCATTGCCGCGCAATATACCATTTCATCTTTCAACGTTTTGACTAGCC